AAGACCAGCACCCATCACACCCAGCCGCGGGCGATCTTGTAAGCGATCATCGCAGCCGACAGGACGTAGCGGTGATGGGCGCTGGACGGGTGCAGGCCGTCACCGTGAGCGACTTCTCGCACGACAGAGCCCACCGTCGCTGGCGCCGTGCCGCCCGAGGGCGATGTGAACCCATTGGGCGCGTAACCCGTGACCGTGTAGGGCGAGCTAGACCCGATGACCGTCCGAACGTGCGCGTAGCCCGAACAGCCGGCGACCACCAGCGCGGCGCCGACGGTGGGCTTATGATCGAGCTGGAATGTGCTGGGGTGGCGGGTTATGGCGTTGTTCTGGGTCGTGACGAACGTATACACCGCCAGCACGTCGCGGTCGTTGGTCAGCGGATCCGCACACTCGTATTTCCAGGGCGCGAAGGTATCGTCCACGAGGCCAGCCGTCCGCAGCGACCCGCCTGGCTCCAGCGCGACATTCAGCAGCCATTGGCCGCCCGTGGGATAGGTGTGTACGGAGTCGACCGTCTGGCCGGCGACCGTCGCATATTGGTCGGAGGAGGAGCTGACGCGGTTCAGCGACTGAACCTTGATGACCGGCTTTCCCCACTCGGTCTTCAGCAACTGCTGGTAAGGCACGATGTCGGTGACCGCGCTGGCGGTCAGGCTGTTCTCCACCATCTCGTCGAGGACTTCGTCGAACGGCCAGTAGCCGTAGGTGTCGGAGATATACTTCACTGCGTTGGCGACGATCTGCCACCGCGAGCGGCTCTGGTAGCCCGCGTAACCCTGTCCGACGACGCAGATGTTGGCGAAGGCGAGGCGCTTGGACGTGGCGTTGTCGTCCAGGCCGACGTTTAGATATCCCCATTCACCGCGGTCGGTGAAGCCGTCCTGAATGGTGTCAGAGAAGCCTGGATAGCCGTTGCTGTCGCCGATGATGATAAAGGCCGGCCGGCCGTCCCCGCCCTTGGCCACGCACATCGATGCCGGTAGCCAACGTCCGCTGTTGTTCGCGAGCGCCGTTTGAGACGTGCCGCTGGTCGGGACGCGGCTCAGAGCCGTGGCGAGGTTGGCTCCGGTGTGCCCTTCCATGGTGTCGCCGTACGAGAACCACCGCCAGCTATGGAGCGGAAACACCGCAATGTTGCCGTTTAGCGTGGGCAGCTCGTAGGCGTATCGAAGGATGAGCTTGGCGTTCGCCGGAACGGGAACGGAGGACGGGAGGGCGGGGAGCCATCCACCGTCCATCGACGGCGTGATCGTCATTGGCAGGCCCGGGATCGGATACCAGGTGCCCGAGATGCCCGCCTCGTCCATGACTTTCACGGACGCCTTATGGATGATGATGTCGGTAGTGGTTTTGAACTCGTTGCCCGCCGACGCCATGTAGCTGTTCGGGATGTGGAACCGATGCTCCGACGTCGGGTAGTCCGGCATGTGCATGGCGTGATCGACCACCATCACACGCTTGGTGCCCGTCACGGGATCGTCGCCGATGTCGGTGATCTGCAGGTTTTCCTGCGCCCGCCGCATGTGCGTGCCCGCGAAGCTGTAGCGGGTCGGAGAGGTGCCGTAGCCGACAACCGCGCTTGCAGCGCGCGGCGAGAGCAGGTGCGCCGCGAGTGGCGCCCACAGCGGCGCAACGAGCGGTTCCATCAGGTGATGTCGACCCAGGTCTTGCCGCCCTGGCGGACCGCGAAGCCGTAGTTCTTGGCGGCCTCGATCGCGTAGTCGGCGGAGGTGGCGTCTTCACCGCTCCCCGAACCACCGACGCGGATGTTCACAGCGGTCGTCGAGACGACCCCGACGTATCGGGTGCTGGGCTGGAGCGGGAGCGGGGTGGTCGCCGCCGCCGTCCGAGTTGTCGGGGGCTCGATGGGGAGCCCCTGCTCTGTGACGTTGGCGTACTCGTAGACGGTCAATGCCATGGGATCTGGCCTCCAAGGTTCGAGGTGTGAGGAGCGCGCTAGGCGGTGCGAACGAGGAGGATGAGGACCTGGCCGACAGCGCCGGCGCCGCTGGAGCCACCGTCGGTCGCGCCGCCGCCCCCGCCGCCGGGTATCGATCCGGCTGCCACGCCGAAGCCGGCCGCGGAGCCCGCACCGCCACCGATAGTGGACCTGTCGAGGAAGCCGCCCGCGCCACCGCCCCCGCCGCCGAAGGGGTTGCCATTGGCCGGCGCGCCGCCAGCGCCGCCGAAGGGTGGAGTGACACCGGCGGTGGAGGCCCCGCCGATAGCGGCTAAGCCTCCCGCCCCGCCGAGGCGGCGGAGCGAGCCTCCCAATGCCGATCCGCCCGCGCCGCCAAGGCCAAGGCCGACCGAGTTCAAACCGCCACCGCCACCGCCGCTCGTGAGCAGTTCGCCGTTGGGCAGGGTGACGGTCGAAGCGCTGCCGGCATTGCCGTTCGCGCCCGCCGCGACCGGCGCGCCCCCGGCGCCCGCGCTGTATGCGATCACCTGACCTCTACCGACGCGGATGGACTTGTAGACGGCGCCACCGCCGCCGCCGCCACCCGCCAGGGTGTTGCCGCCCCCAGCGCTCGCCCCCGAACCGCCGCCGCCCCAGACGTAGATGAGAGCCGTGCAGCCGCGCGGCACGGCCACGGAGCCGCTGCCGGAAGTCACCAGGACGGGCGGCGCGACGAGAAGGATGCCGTCCCCGGCCTTATGTGTCGCTAGGGCGCCGCCCGCGACCGAACGGCCGCCCAGGACGCGGGGCGACATCAGTAGAGTCCGCCTTGGCAGCGGATCACGACGCCGTTCGCGACGGCTTGGCCCATGGCGACAGCGAGGCCCACCCCGGCCTTCAGCTCGACGGGGTCGTCAATGGAAAAACCGAAGTCGGTCTTCGGGCTGGCGATAGCCGCCCCCGGGGACACCGTCGCCATCACGACGCTGTCGATCAATGTGTAGACGGACCCGACCCGCTCATAGAGCTGGATGTTGTTGGCCGTGCCGATGGCGGCTCGCGGAATCGCAAAGAGCTTGGTGATCCTGGCGCCGTTGGCGTTGTCCGCGATGGTCAGCAGATCGACCATGGTGGTCGGATTGTGGAAGGCGGTCTCAGCCGCGTTCAACACTGCCGTCCGGCTGAGAGGCGTCTGCGGCAGGACGACGGTATCGGGGGTCAGCGCCATGTCGGGCTCCTAGAAGATGAGGGCGTAGAGAAGGGCGCGCTTCTTCGACTGCGCGACGCTGTAGACATCGATCGCTGTGCGGGCCTGGATGGCGGTGAGAATCCCAGTGGCCCCGGCCAGCGACTGCACGCCCCCAGCCGTCGTCAGGCTGATTTCCCAATCGCTGTAGTTGCCCGGCGTGCCGGCCACGGCGCCGATGGACGCGGTCATCGTGGTCCCGGCGTACTCCTCGACCCTCGCCACCATCTGTGTGCTGGCGTTCGGGTACTTCCGGGCGATCACGACGTACTGGCCGTCATTGAAGAGATTGCCGGCCTGGCCGATCTGCAGCGTCTTCACGCCCACGGTCAGGTCGAGCGGCGTCGCGCTGGTCGCCTGGAACGGCGCGCCGGTGACGTCGGAGGCGGCGGCCTGCGCCTGCAACGCCCATTCCTCGGCCTCGTCGGCGAACCCTTCCGCCGCCGCCTCAGCCGCTTCGGCGAGTTCGACGGACGCGAGGACGGCGTCGTTGGCGGGTGACAGGCCGGTCCACTGGTTGAGCGGTCGGTCGCTGACCTGGTCGGACCAGGCCACATCGAACACGTCCGTCTCCTCGGCCCACATGGCGGGCCAACGGCCGGCGCTGTCCGAGAGGATCGGGAAGTCGTGGGACACGGCGAGCGTATCGTCGGTGTAGATGACGGCGGGCGTGTTGAAGGCCGTCCCCCGGACGTAGAAGCGAAGCTTGGCGGGCAGGATGCGTCCGTTGCGGTCCCGCGAGGGCATGGCGCCGGGCACGATGATCTGGCGGGCAGCCATGGGGGCGCCTCCGTGCTAAGCTTGAGCAATGAAAGAAGAGATCCGCTGGGAGCTCGGTGAGCGCGTCTGGAACCGGGGCGCCTGGTACACGCCGATGGGCTTCGTGCTCGTGCACGCCGCCGTGCTTATCGGGCTACGCCTACGCCGTACTCTGGGTGGGTGGGCATCGAGACTTCGACCGCGCCCCGAGCTGAGGCCCCCTGTACGCCCATGGCGGCCGCCAGGTCGTTAGCGAGCTGAGCCTGCAGCTCACGCGCGGCTGGTGACTGCGCCGCCGCGATCTCCAGTTCGTTCGCGATCTGCCGCGCCGCAGCGTTGCCACCGGCCGCGATGAGGCTGCGGAGCTCGTTGACGTTGCGGGTCGTGATTGCATCGGCCACCACCTTGGACACGGCGCCGCCGACCGCCACGGCTGCGCTCGCCCCGCCTGTGGGCCCAAGGGCCGCGAGATGGCCCGCCTGCATCAAGCCGTTGCCCTGAGGCGAAAGCCGGCCGACCTGACGAAGGGCGTTCTGGGCGCGAGATCCCATCACGACCCGCTCGGCCGCCGCGCGCTCGTCGGGCGTTAGGTTTCGGGTTTGCTCGGAGAAGCGACGCACGTTCTGGCGCGTGGCGTTGTCGACGTTCCCGCCAGTGCCGGTCGAACCGGCGCGAGTGCGAGCGGTATCGACCGCTTCGTCCAATCCTTCGATCTTGCGGACGCGGGTGTTGAGGTCGCGAGCGCGGCGGATGGTCTCCGCGCCCTCGCCGCCTGCCGTGTCGATGAACTCGTCAATCTGGTCGATGATCCGGCGGCCCATGAAGGCCTCGGCGTCGTCGGTCGAGTTCGCGACGTCCCGGCGCACCACTTGGCGAAGCTGGTCGAGTTGGGTGAGCGTGATCGGCTCGCCCTCGGCGGCCAGACCAGAAATGTCCTCCATCATCGATGACGCACGCGGATGGCGTGCCGGGCTGATGTTCACGCTGCCCAGGTCGGCCACGATGCTTTGAGCAAGCCCCTGGACTTCCTCGGGCCTGAATGTGTGACCGGAGTTCGCGACCTCGCCATACGCGGCGGTACGTTGGCCTTGCAGCTCCTCCAGCGACGGCGCCGGCGCGCGCTCAGCGCGAGCGCGGGGACGGAGGTTGGCGGCCCCGCCCGCGACCGCACCAAGGCCGAGCGAAACCGGGTCAGCGGCGGTCTCAGCAGCAGCGCCAGCGCGCTCCGCCAAGGTCCCACGGTCGGCGGCGGCATAGCCCGCGCCGGTGAGACCCGCGACCGTCGCGCCGCGAAGGGCATTGCTCGCGAGCGAGCCGGTTTGGAAGGCTGCGGCGCCGGGGCCGACAGGAGCGGCCATGGTCAGGGCATTGCCCGTGCCGCGAGCTAGGGCGGCGACATTCGGGTGTGCTTCGGCGAAGCTATCCTCTCGGCCTCGCTGCGCCGCGAGCTCCTGCTTGAAAGCCGGAACGACGGGGTCGGTCAGCTTGTGGCGACCGGCGAACAGGCCCGTCACAACGCCCCCGGCTGCCGCGATCTCATCACCGATGCCGAGGCCGCGATTGACGTTCGCCAGGCCGCCGGTGATGTCCTCCATGAGCGAGCGCTTCGGCTCTGCCTTCGGCATGTTCGCCTGGGCGAAGGCGATGATTTCATCCTCGGTCGCGCCATCGGGAGCCGTGACCTCGAACTCCTGCCCTTCCGGTGATTTGACGCGATACGTCCCCATCAGCGCGTGACCGGCGTGATCGACCATCCCGCTCTGGCGGCGGGTGCGGGCTTCGTCAGCGGCTTGGCCTCGAACTTCTGCAGATCGATCGGCCGCATGCCGCTGTCCTCACGGATCTGGGTCACCATGTCCTGGTGGAAGGCGATGGCTTGCTGGTTGTAGGCCTCGATCTCCTCCAGCCGTTGGCGGACGAGCGCGGGGTCGTTGAGGTTGGTCAGCAGCTCGTTCCAGGCACGCTGGGAGTCGCCCTCGGTCTGGACGCCCTTGTTCAGGCGCAGGCTGTCGTTGCGGATCTTCTCAAGGTCAGCGCGGAACGACGCGAAGTTGCGCGACTCCTCGGAGCTGAAGCCGATGGCGTTCTGGCCGCGGGCCACGATGTTCTTGGCGAGGCCGAGGTCCAGCTTTCCGCCATCGAGTAGAGCCTTCACGCGCTCCAGCTTCGTGTTCATGGCGCTGGATGCCTGCAGGGCGCCGAGGTGCTCATTCTGCTGATTGAGCGCGGCAGCGCTGAGCTTGCCGTTCGATCTTGGGACGCCTTCAGTCTTCCCGGTCACGGTGTTGCGCTGACCGCCGCCGGGAAGGTCCTCCCAGCGCTCCTTGGGCGCGGCCGGCCGAGACGCGATCACTCGCGCGCCGGCGGGCGGCGGCGTGTCGCCCAGCGCGGCGGTTTCGTACGGCTGGACGCGGTTCATGACCGCTTTGACGTGCGCCTCGGTCTTCGGTCCCCAGAGCTGCTGGTTCGGGCCGCCGTGGTAGTAGCGGAGCGCGTCCTCGACGTTGCCGTACTTCTCCAGGCCCTCTTCAAAGTAGGCCCGGCCGAGCCGTTCCTGATAGGCTTTCGCCTTCGGGCTGTTTTCCCGCATCAGCGCCGGGTTCCAGGCGACGCCTAGCTTGCGCGCCATAGCCTCGGCGGTCGCCGGGAGCATCTGCGTCAGCCCCTCGGCCCGGCCGTAGTCGGTCTGGGGGCCGATGCGGCCAGCGACACCGCCGCTCTCCTGCATGATCGCGGCTTGCCACACGGCTTCGGGGTCGGGCTGGCCGGCGGTTGCCGCGGTCGGCGCGACCGCTGGCGTCGGGGCTTGCTCGGGGACGGCCGCTGCGCCGCCGGCGGCGCCCGGAAGCTCCAGCAGATCTTCTCCCGCACCGATTTTGGTCGTGCGCGAGCCGCGATAGCGGTTCACCAGCTTGCCGGTGGACTTGTCGATGACGAGGACTTCGTCACCCGAGCCCTGGACGTCGTATCCGAGTTGCTTCGCCGCCCCCGCCCCGAGCATCAGCAGCGTGTTGTCCGGGTCTGCCGCGATCTGCTGGCGTAGCGCCGCGATCTCGTCCGGCGTGTCGTAGCGCGCGAGCTGCGGCGCGACCTGGTCGAAGGCGGCCAGGGTCTTGGCGACGTCCTTGGACGAGCGGTGGACCTCCGCCAGCCGGCCGGCGAGCTCGGACGTGAACTTCAGGCCTTCCGCCTCGGTCGCCTTCCGTGCGTTGGCGGCGTTCACCTGTTGGCGCTGACCGTAGTCCTGCACGCGCAGGCCTTCGCCAATGTCGCCGTTGGTCAGGAGCGCGTTGGCCCCGCCTGTGTAATCGCCGCCGGCGATGGCCGAGCCGGCGCGCGAACGAACCACATCGCCGCGCAGGGCGTTGCCGAGGCCGTAGCCTTTGGCGACGCCGGACCAGGGATCGTCGGTGCGGTAGGCCTGGACCATGATGACCTCAGTACCGGTACGGGGACGTCATGCGGAGACTGTTGCCGTAGTTCACGGCGCCCACGTCGGAGGTGTAGTTCTGCGGCTGCGCGGCGGCCCGCGAGACGCCGGCGCCGGGGATCGCGCCTGCGATGATGCCGCCCAGTCCGGTCGCGAAGTCGGAGCCGATCTGGCCTTGCGTGAGCGCGTTCTGTGCCTGGACCTGACCGCCCTCGGTGACGAGGCCCGCGATCTGGTTGCCACGCTGTGTGGCCGCGCCGGAGGTGACATTTGCAGCCCCCTGCCCGACGCTGGTCCCTCGGAACAGGTTGTTCGTCTGGGCGTCGAAGCGGCCGGTGAGGTAGCCGCGGTCGTCCTGATAGTCGGAGCGAGCATCGCGGTTCAGACCGTAGTTGAACTGGCGCTCCTGGTTGAAGTCGCCGAGCGCGATCTCATAGGCGCGGTCGGAAAGCTCCTTCTGGGTCGAGCCGCTGAACAGGCTACCACCCGCCGCCGCGCTGGACTGAACCACATCGGCCGCCCGGGCGAGCGCCGCCTTGAGGGCCGGGCTCTCCTTGTAGTCGGCCTCGCCGTAGGAGAACGCGCCGGGCGCGGTAGGATTGGCCGTCGTGCCGTAGGTGCCGGGATCGACGCCGGGCGCTGCGGCCGGAGGCGGGGCTTGCGGAGCCGCGGGTGCATCGATCACCGGAGCCCCGGTCAGGGCGTTCATCGTGGCGCCCGGCTGAGGCTGGGTCTGCGGCGCTGCGCCGGGGGCGACTTGGGGCTCCAGGGGCGATGTGCCGGCCGGACCACCGGTCAACGCGTTGTTCGTGGACGCCACCGTTGCCCGCTGCGGTAAGCCGAGACGCGAGGTCAGGGCGTTGGTGCTGGACGTGCCGAAGTTGAGATAGGGGTCCTGGTATCCCTTCACGTCGGAGTAGCCCTGGTCGATGGCGCCGCGCGCCTCCTTCAGGGCTTCGAGCTGGTACTTCGTGGCCTTCTTCGAACCGCTGGATGAGCTCAGCGCGCCGCCGGCCGCGCCACCGAGCGCCGCGCCGACCTTCGCGCCCATAGGGCCGCCGACAGCGCCACCGATTGCGGCTCCACCCAGCGAGAGGACTGAACTCAGAAGGCCCATGGCGGCTCCTAGTTGACGAAGTGCTGGGAGGCCAAGTTGCCGCTGATCACGGCAGCCAAGTGCTGGGAGAGGATTTGGACGTGGTTCGCTAGGGCCTGGACTTCGGCCTGTGTCGGCGAGGCCGAGATCGCAGGCGCGGTGTACGTCGCCCAGGCCGCTTTCGATTGCGTACCGGTGGCCGAAACCCAGCCGGCCGAGACGCCCTTATCGACCTTGTTCGAGACGTCCGGCGCGACGGCGGCGCCCTCGGCGGCGACGAACGCGAGGTTCTGCCAGAAGCGCTGGAAGTACGGTGTGATCCGCCCGTCGCGGTCCACGATCGGCGCGGCCTTGTCCAGCGCGGGCGGCTTGAAGGTCGGCACTAGCGCGTGACCTCATTGTACTTGGCCTTGCGGACCGTCACCGGCTCCGTCGTGCGCCAGCGGACGACCTTGCCTGGCCGTTTCAGCATCCCGAGGCGGGACCACTCGACGACATTGGCGCGCTGCCCCTGACGGCCGAGGTAGGCGATCAGGTCTGGCCCGTAGGTCTGGCCTCCGTCATCTGACATCGACATCGCCATGGTCGGATCGACGTTCGGGTCGGGGTTCAGGCCGGTGGAGAGGTCTTGGCTCACATTGTTGAGGCGGATGCCGCCGGCGGGGACCTCCAGAAGGCCGGTGTGCTCGAACAGGACGGGGTCAACGCCGTCCGTCCGCGTGGACTCGGTCATTTCCCAGATCAGTCCCTCCTCGTCGTCGCCCAGGAGCGGCTGAGCGTTGGGGCCCACGGCGGAGACGGAAGTCCTGAAGAGAAGACGGTTGTAGGAGGTGACCTCGTCCCATTGGCCGGTGCCGAGGTCGTAGGCCCACGACCCCTCGCCCGGGATGTGCAGGACGTAGAAGTCGTGGCCGTTCCAGTTCCAGATAGCGGCGTAGAGCTTTGTGGGGTCGCCGATCCGCTGAAGACGCTCCTCGAGACCGTGATCGCTGATCCGTTCCGGGTTCGGTTTGGTCCGGTAGACGCGCCGGTCGGTGCCGACCCAGCAGACCGTGTCGACCCCGCCCACGTTGAGCTTCTGGCAGGTCTCGCGGCCAGTGATCCCGATCCCGAACACCCGGCCGCCGATCCGTTGGAACGGGAGATCCGCGTCGCCGGTGGGCTGCCAGACCTCGATGCTCAGGCGCCCGAACAGCCACAGTTCATCGCCGATCACCTTGAGCGTCAGCAGGACGTCCGGTTGGCTTTCGGCCGTGGCGTAGTCGAGGGAGGACACCGTCGTCGTGCCGACGCCAGTCCAGTAGAAGCGGCCAGCGTCGGAGCAGATCAGGAAGCGCTGGCTTAGCGTGTCGACCGCATTGGCGACGAAGCCCGGCGGCATGGTGATCGCGGTGAGCGTGCTGCCGTTCGTGTAGTAGGGCGTCGCCCCGCAGCAGAGCACGATGACGTTCGCGTCGCCCTCGGCGGTCATCTTCAGATCGCCGTCCACGGCCCCGATCAGTGTTGCCGTGCCGACGCCGGGAAGACCGGTCTGGGTGACGCGGTAGAGCTGGTTGGCGCTGAGCGCGAGGATCGAGCCGGACAGGCCCACGTTGGCGAGGACGCCGCCCTTTCGGTAGAGGCCACGCATCGGGCCCGTGCCGCAGAGCGCGAACTGCTTCAGCCGCGGGCGGGGAATGATGCTGACCTGGTCCTCCAGATTGGCCGGGGCCTTCTCGTAGTAGTAGTTGCGGAGAACGACACGGGGCGCTTCCGAGCGCTCGAACGCGGCAGTCCCGATCGGCAGGACCGGCATCAGGCGTAGTCCGTGAAGCCGCAGTCGGCCGGGCAGTCGCTCGGGCGCGTGCAGTCCGTCGGCTGCACCTTCCTGAAGCGAGCGCGGAAGCTGGCGACCGAGGCCTGGGCCTTGGAGATAGTGCGCGGGCCGGCGGGATATTGGGTTCCGTACTCGTCCATCATGGCGACGGCGAGCTGAGCCGAAAGGCCGTCCACGTCTTCGGGACCGAACGGAAACTCCCCACCGATCTCCAGGGCGTCGAGCTGTCGCCATTCGCCAAGCGAGGCGACGTAGACCCAGAGCCCGCCGTTTTCGGCGACGCCCTGGACCCAGACGCGCGCCAGGTCGAGCGGCGGACGCGTGCATCCGCCAGTGGGCGTGATGGCGGACGGTAGGGTGACGACCCCTGGCGAGGTGACGGCGATCCGTTGGCCTTCACCGGCTGTGTAGGCGGCGGAGATCGCCTTCTCATGCCAGCGGCCGTTCAGGACCAGACCGGGCAGATCCATGATGACGCTTTGCAGGCGTTCCATGGTGTCCGCCTGATCCGTCCCCGCCGGCTCCGCGCCAGCCGGGATGACCCCGAGGAGGCGGAGCGCGCGGCGGACGATGTCGGCGTTGGTCGTGGCGGCCATGATCGCCTCCGCGCAGGAGCGCGCCCCCAGCCGAAGCCGGGAGCGCTGAGCCTTATTGTTCGGTCGTGCGGCCGGCGGCCTCGGCGGCGAGGCGAGCTTCTTCTTCGGCCTGGTCGGCTTCCTCCTCGGCTTGGGCCTGGGCGGCTTCGGCCTTTTCGAGCTTGGCCTTCAGCGCCGGCAGCTTCTCCTTGTCGGTGAAGTCGACGCCGAGCTCGGTCAGCCGCGTCTTGACCGTCTGTTCCTCGGTCTGTTCCGGCACGGTGGAGGCTGCGGGTTTGCCCTTGCCCTCGCGAACCTCGACGAACTGGTTCGCCTTTGCCTTCGCAAGGGCGTCGCCTGCGAAGTTCACCTTCGACCATTCGCGGGTCAGGGTGTGGCCGAAGAACACGACGCCATCACGCACGTCGCCGAGTTCGGCATCGGGGCCGATGATCCGAGCTTCCATGCTCGATCTCCTTTGAAGGGGGGTGGCCCGCGAGCGAACCCGCGGGCCGGGCCGTTATTGGCTGACGTAGGTGACGGCGTACTTGATCGTGCCCGCCGCCCCGGTGGCCGCAGCCGCAGCGACGCGGACGGAGATCAGCGTCTCGTCCGTGTACTGGTAGCCGAAGCCGGTCTTGGCGATGGTCGGCCCCACCGGCGCAGCGCCCGTCTGCGCGATCGTGTTCGCGGCCAGCAGACGGTCGGTGTCGGCGGCGTCGCCGATTTCGAGCGTGATCAGCGGCGAGCCGTTGGTGTCGA